AAGAGACCGTCGGAAGCCGCATTGTAATATTCTTTGATATAGCGCATTCTTGCGGTGTTGGGCTCTTCTTTGTGAAAAACAGTAGCCGCTGCCACCATGTATCGAATTTGAGGTGTTTCATATGTTTCCTTGGTGGCACGATTTTTCACCAGATACTTCTCAATCAACTGTTCAATAGCAGCATAACTGAGAGATTCATCCTTATCATGGTCGATCATGTCCTGCATGCGATTCCAGTCATCCTCACTATACCACTCCAACAGTTCCGGCGTGTACAGACCAGTTGTGACATTCTTCTTGACAATTTCATACAGGTGGGGAGGATCATAACTGCCATATACATCTTTGCGTAGCATGCTTAATCGTTGCTTGCCGGCCACATACTGATAGTTGGTATGCCCCACATCTGGATTAGATTCCACATCGATTAGATCCACTATGGCTCTGAGTGTGATGCCGTCAATCTCTTTGGTAGTGATACCATCATAGAAATGCATCTGTGCTTTGATCTCTACCATGCTCTGACTTACGTCTGCTATGCCCGAACATACCTTGGCAATCTGTGTCTGCCATTTTTCCAGTGCTAGTGGCTCTCTGCGGCCATTACGTTTGATAACTGTGATCTGTGTCATTACTGCTCAATATAATTGTTGTTTTACTTCGCGCTGCGCGATGTGATGTTTGTTTTGTTGGAGACTGGTATTTAACTCAAGATCCGTGCCCCAATTCAGTATATATTTTCCACCTTGGACCTGGACTAAATTGCCCTGCTCGGTTTCTATCAATTCAGCATCTTGTATGTCATCTCGATCCAGCACAGTGATAGTATACAGGATTCCCAGCCCGCGAGCAAGATCACAATAGATGTTATCGCTTAAAAGTTGCCAAGGATCTGGCCAATCTTGCCGATCGTCCCAGTGCAAATGATATGCACGCCAGGGAGTTCGTTGCCACCAGGCGTTGATTTCATCAAGAGCATCGGAAGCGGGGAGATCGCGAACACGGTCTCGCAATGCTGTCCACGCCTCTAGGCGCTGTTCAAAGGTTAGCCCCCACATCAGGCAAGTTGAGTTATTGAATAATTCAAAATGGCAGCAATGCCGGTGTTAGTAGTGCTGACTAACCAACTGACCTGGCCTGCTATTTCTTGGGCACCAAATGTTACACCAGTTACTGAGTTTTCAAAACCATCATCATTGCCGACCAATCCAGCACCAGCATTGTCTGTTCCGGCTACGATTGTGAAAACACCTGTGCGGATGCCGGTATTTCTCACAACCGTATAATTGATCTGCACAGCACGGGTTTCCGAAGCAAAAAAAGTAAAAACAATCTGGTTGGTTGTATCATTTGGAACAGACAACGACGCACCAGTCTGGCGAATATATGTGCCCATCTGCATTTGGCTGGCACCATCAAAGGCTATGTTGATGCCATTGTTGATGTTGACGCGAGCATAAGTTCCTGCATAAGCTGTGGTGCGCTGGAACATGTCCCCGATGCTGACATTGTTGGCGCCTACAAAATTGATCACCGCGGTGGCAGGTGCAGTGGTGCCGTTGAAGTGGTTGCCCACATCATAGAACATATTGTATCCGCTGGCATTCATCACAGTGTCGGCAGCGATGTAAATGCCCTCGGCATAGATATTGTCGAACACATTGCCCAAGATGCGGAATCCTGTGGGACCACCATTTACCGGAGCAGGATCTCCCAGTTGGATACCTTGATACAGTGTGTCAAATGTGCTTTCTGTGATCAGCACACCTTGAACTTGATTGGGAGTTTCAAATGCCCAAGTGGTACCACCAAATGTGCATCTGCGGAAAGTGATGCTGTTGCATATCAGGCTCAGTGTGGATGCAAAATGCACACAGGCTATGCTGTCCAGTGCATCTACCAGCTGTGCCTGTACCAGTGGTCCCCGAAAACTCACATCCACAAAAGTACATTGTTCAGCATCTTCCACAAGGAATATGTCCACTAGCGGTCCACTCTCAAATCCCATGTTGGATATGGAGATGTCTACAGGCGGCGTGGCGCCATTGTTGCCAATGTTCACGCCGGTCTGTTGTAGACTATCACCAAATCTTGCCACATAAGCACTGAGTGTTGATGTAGGACTGTCGTTGTCCAACACAATCACACTGGAATTGATGCCCTCACCATACAACGTGGCGTAAGGTGGAATCACGATGGATTCGGTCACCAAGTATCTACCTGCTGGAAAGAACAATGAACGGCGTATCTGTGGATTGACTTCTCTGCAATACAACTGATACAGCGCACGGTTGATGGCATCAGTGTCGTCTGTGACTCCATCACCTACTGCACCAAAGTCCAGCACCGTGGCAAATTGATCCAGCCATTGCTGTAGATTCAAACTGATCGGGCTGCCAGAACTGGCACCGGTCTGTACTGTGTATCCAGCAGCTTCACCTTTATAGGTGTATGCACCATTTACCAACAAGAAGTCCGAGAATTCGGTTAGAACTTCGGTGTTTCCAATCACTGGAGCACCGTCTTGTAGTGTGCCATTGCCAATGAACAATCGGCGTTCATCGATGGCCCAGCCTAATTCTGCGCCGGCCAATTGCGGCAGATTTTCTGCTAGACCTTTGCGGTTTGTTATTCGTGATACTTGAACTATTGCCATGGGAATCCTAATTCTGTGCTGTATTTAGCCAGAATACTCCGGGCAGTCTAGATGTGTCGGGTGTAGTATTCTTCTACTTTGCGCCACCACAAGTCACGATAACGGTCGTATTCTGTACCTTCAAGAATGAATTCTTGATATTGTGGTTGGCTGATGAGATTGTGATGTTCATCAACATCGGGTTTCACACACATCAGGATCACGCCTTTGCGTATTTTTGTGCCGTGCAGTTCGTTATGTGCTTCTGCATAGGCGCACAACTGCACAAAATAATCATCAATCCATTCGCGCTTTTTGGGCTTGTTGGTCTGCTTGTAATCCAGGATGGATTCTTCATTCAAGTGCAATCCAGCACCATCAGTGGTGCCTGCATAGATTTTTGCAAAGTATAGTGGAACTTCAATGCCCCAAAACTCTGTGACATTTTTCAATCCATCACGGATCACAGTTCGGGCCATCTCATGACTTGACCACGAAAATGGATTGGTGCCGCGTTCTTTGATCTCACCAGTTTTCACATAGTCTTCGAGATAGGTATGCATCCTGGTACCACGATTGGCAGCCTCGGTGGTGATCTGTTGTGCTTTCTCTGCTCCCACAGCACGACGCCAATTGTGTAGTGCTGCTTTACTGGCTTCACTCTTGGTCTTGTCCAGGATGGTGGTCACTGACGGCAAGTTATTACCGTCGGGTGTGGCATAAAAGCGTTTGCCCTCTATAGTGACTCTGGGTATGGGTTGATAATTGAATCGTGGATTGTACAAATTAAACTCTAAAACTTTCTCCACATCCGCAGCGATCGCGCTCGTTAGGGTTTGAGAATTCAAATCCTTCGTTGAGGCCTTGGCGAACATAGTCCACGGTCATACCCGAAAGGTATACTTCGTGTCGTTTGTCCACTATCACAGAGAAACCTGGTTGAGCATAGTTTATCGTGGTATCGTCCGCGGTGTGTTCGTTGACATATTCTAACACATAAGCCAGTCCAGAGCAACCGGTAGTTTTTACTGCCAGTCGGATGCCCACGCCGCCGCGTTGGTCTAGCAATCGTTGAATTTTGGTTCGAGCAGTATCAGTTAACGAGATCATGGCGGCTACGATAGTCTGCTACTGCCGCTTTGATTGCATCTTCTGCAAGTATTGAACAATGAATCTTGACTGGTGGCAATGCTAATTCTTCGGCAATTTTGGAGTTGTTGATTTCTCCTGCTTGGTCAAGTGTTCGGCCTTTAAGCCATTCTGTAACAAGACTCGAGCTCGCAATAGCCGATCCGCAGCCATACGTCTTAAATTTTGCATCTGTAATAATACCTGTATCATGATTGACCTTTATCTGTAATTTCATGACATCGCCACAGGCTGGTGCACCTACCATGCCTGTGCCCACAGAATCATCACCTTTTTCAAAGCTACCTACGTTGCGCGGATTTTCATAGTGATCGATCAGTTGAGAAGAATAGGCCATGGTGTGTTTCCTTTAGTGTATGTTACACTATTTATTGTGCTGTGTCAATCCGTTTGGATCAAACGCCGCGATTCTTTTTCAGTGCGGATTGTGCGGCGTTGGCCACGATGTCTTGTGCTTGGTTAACTGGCATTGTGACCGGTCCAGGTTCTTCTCCACCTTTGAATGTGAGTTCAACAGCATCCGGTTCCATTGGATTGAATATACCATTCAGTGGTGCCTGACCCACTAAACTCTGCAAGGTATCCGGATCAATATCGATGCCCATGCTCTGTGCTCGTTTGATAAATGCTGCCACAGGCATTTGCATTTTGGCCGAAGTGTCTTCAGCGCGCCCCTGAGCAAACTGAGCCAGAGCCATGAGTCTGTCTGCTGTGTCGTCGGCTTCTACTTCCGTGATCCGCATTATCTGCGCTCGCGACCAAGAGCTGCTGCCGGTGCGGCTGCACCTGGTTCCATGGGGTCAGTGGCAGTTACGTCTATTTCTTCTTCGCCGGGTGCGGGACCGGCCAGTCCCATATCGCCACCTGGAGGCATCATGCCTGCATCGGCACCTGGCATGGCCACAGGACCTTGACCAGTGACCACACCCAAGGCTTGTTCCAGCTGTTGCTTTGATGCTTGCAAGTTCTGCACCAGGCCGCTGAGTGCTGCCTGTGCATCATTGTTGAACTGTGCTGCTTGCTCTTGACCGATCTGATTCTTGATTGAATCAACCAGGGCTGGTAATTCTTTGAATTGCATCTCGGTACTGTCTTCGATCATGTCTTGCAGTTTGTCAACCATGTCTTGTGCTGCCAGGACCACTTGGGCCTGCTGTACTTCGCCTTCACTGAGATAGTAGCCATGGCTTTGAGCACGGCGACGCCATTCTGCCACTGTGGTAGTGGTGTTAAGATCATTGTATTCTTCCTGTTTTGCAGCCAATTCTTTTTTTAGATCTTCAAGTTCTTTTCTTGTTCGTTCTTTATCATCCATTTTCTGTTTTGCAGCCATAGCAGCAGCCTGTTGTGGATTTATTCCAGGAGCAGCCGATGTGCTGGTTTGAGGAGTTGTATTGCCCATCTCATCTTCGTAGATCTTTTCAGCCAGGGCTTGTTCCATCATCATCATCTTGAGATAAGCCGGATCCTGTTCGCTGTGATGGCGAGCAGTGCTGGATCGCACTTCGCTCAACACACCTCGCACCTGGCGATACATGCTGTGCAGTTGCTTGCGATTGAGCGAATCAAATTGTACCTGTTGGTCAAAGTGACCTTCAAATACCTTAGCGATTTGTTGTGTGGGGCGTGTTACGGCCAGTTCGTTTAGTTTCATCTGAGTTTCCTCGTAGTTGCCAGTATTTAGCCAAATTTATACATTTTGCCAGTTCTTTTTCCAACACCTGGCTTTGTTCTTGCCTGGCAGTGGTCTTGTTGATCAAGTTTTCCCAGGCATGACCTGATGTTCGTTCGGCCAGGCTGCGCCGCACATGTATGTCATTTTGTAATCGTGTGATGGATTGATCCAGCTCTTTGATCTGCCTGGCTAGATTGAATCTGTGCAAGTTGTCTGCTACACACCAGGCCAGAGCAGATTTTGTGCCTGAAAATACGCCAACATCATCATCTCTCAAACGAACCTGGAACAAGCCATCCACAGGATGTATGGTGTATTTGCCAAATGCACGATATTTTTCTCCGTCTTCGATAATCACTTGATCAAGGATACGTGGCAGTTCTCGCTCGGCCAGAGCAGCAAGTTTGCGACTGGCTTTCATTTTAGTATGTATTGTGATATCAACCAACCCACGGTGCCAATGAGAAAACCAATGATGCCAATGCCCCAACTGATCAGTCGATCAGTTTGTTTTGCAGCCATTTTTTGCATCATGACATGCACTTCTGTGACCATGGTTTTTACTGAACTCACATCAGACTCAACATTTTGAATCTTGAGTTCTAACATGCGGTAACGTTCGGCGCACAGCTCAACGTGGGCTTCTAGGCTTTTCTTTTCAATATCGGTAGTGTCCATGATATTATTTATGCTCCATGGGCTCAAACCAAATGTTCACATCTGGTCGCAACAGTGTGGTAAGTTCTTGTTCTACATAGTTTATTACAGGTACACCGGTGCATGCTTGTTTCAGCCGACCCACCGGATCATCACCCAGTCTGAACACATCTTCAACATCGGTGTCAAACTCAAACTGCCACTGAAGATCTGCCAATCGAACACGACTCACACGCAGAGGTTGTGTATAGAGACTGATCAGCTGCATGATGGTTTCCCAATTGCGTTGTTGATTTCTACTACGAAGCCAAGTGGATTGATCTATTATCGCTTGCTGTTGTTGATCAGTGATGGGCAGGATGTTGAGACGAAAGTGCCCGGTTATCCCTGTGGGTCTACAATCAAAATCAGTCTTTACACGGATGCTCTGGGTCATGCAGTATTTACGACCAAAAAAAAGCCCTGGAAATAATCCAGGGCCTTGATCATTCACCTCTACCCGAAATTAGGTTGGAGCGAAGTTGCTTGCGCTTGTGACGAACACAGCGTTGCCTGCGGCCGAGGTCAATTGAATGTTCTGACCACCAGTTGCTGGGGTACCGGTGTTGGCTGTGGCCAGCAATGTTGCAGCGGTATACGCATCAGTTGGGTACAAAGCCAGGTTCAGTATTGTGGGTGCAGCTGGGCTGACTTGATACATAGCCACTGTGGCCTTGGTCTGGATGGCTTGCACCAGGTTGTTGATGTAGCCATTGACATTACCAGAAGTGGTCAGACTTGCATTGGCAACCAAGCTGAAGAAATCCAGCTTGGGACCTTGAAAGTTAACTGAGCCAGTTGCGGCAATGTTAGCTGTACCTTGAATGTTACCATTCGCTGTGTCCATGTGGAACACTGGTTGCATTGTTCCGTTTGTTTTTGTAAATCCTGCCATTTTAAAATCTCCTAAAAAGTGGGCTTTTGCCCTACTCTTATTTATGAATCTGGCAAAAAATCACCCGGTTGGCTAGTTGTTTCTGGCTTTGTTTCTGGCAGTAAAGTCAAATCTGTTCACGGCTTTGCCATAGCCCACAGGAGTGGCAAACACCCACCCTTCATTGCCCGGCACCTGTGCATCCAGTTTGCCCAGTAGATCCAGCTTGAGATCATGCAGCAGTTCAAACAACAAGAACGCAGCAGCCAGGCCTTGCTCGTTTGAGGTGGGACTACGAAGATACTGTGCTATGTTGTTGACCTTTTGTGGAGTCTGTGTCTGTTGCAACCAGGCCATGAATCCTGGCACTAGATCACGGAAGTCACCTGTGTACGCAGCATGTCTTGGGTCCACTCGTTTGTTGATGTAATCAATGGCCAACTTGGCCAAGTCAGTAATCTTCATGGCTCGCAGTTCCATGGGGTTAAACAAGGTATCTATGGCTGCTCGATTTTGTTGCAGCAGTGTTCGGATCTTCTTGGCTATGTCGTTGTTCTTGGGCACAGCCTGGGCATAGATGGGTTCGATCAATAACAGTCCTGGCACTGGATTGAACTTGACCTTGCTGAGGGGTTGCTTGGCAGCATCTGTATCTGCGTACATGGTATGCACTGCCACTCCCACATCACTGTTGGCTATCTTCTTGCCTATATCACTAGCCACAGGAATGCGGTATGCCACTGTGTTGGGTTGGAATATCAAATTACCTGCTTCCACCTCGGGTGTGGCAGTATACAACAGATCGCCTTTGACATAACCACGAAAGTTCTCAGGTGTAGCTGCTTCAAGATACGGCCAGATGGTTTCATATGTGGGTAGCAAGGTTTGTACCCTGGTGGCTGCATTACCTTTGGCAGCGGCGTTGTCATCTCGGCGTGCCATGTCGTCGGCTATGGCGTCAGGACTGGTAAACAGTCCATCGTAACCGGCTGCTGTGAATCCTGCATCGTCTGTAAGCACAAACTCACCTGTATCTGGCTTGCGGCCAAATACCACAGCAGGCTTGCCATCCCATTTCACAGATCCGGTTTTGGGATCCGCATAGAAAGAGTCAGCTATTTGCAGTGCCCGATCCACGCCTGCTGATCCGCTGCGGAACACATAGTCTTCCAGGTGCTCGATGCCCTTGGCTTTACCGCCCACAGCAGCAGGTTCTTGTTCGTAGAGATCGTATGATCGCTTGGTTTCAATCAAGGGCTGCATACCTTGATTCACAATGCGATCACGCAAGCGAGCCAGGAAGTTGGCATCACTTTCACGCACAGTCATGTCTGGCTCTCGCATGTTTTCCCGTGCTAGATACTCACGGAAGTCTGCTGTCTTGGCTTCACGGTCAGGATCATTGCTGAGTGCAGCATAGATTGATTCTACATTCTTTAGATTATCACGAGTGGCACCGCGCCCTAATAGCACACCGGCCACATAGTCAGGATCCATGCCACCACGAACCAGTTCATTTGTGGCACGAGAGAACATGCCGTTGGCACCCACTTTGAGTCCTTGCTGCTTGGCTATGCTGGACATCAACACATTGCGATTCATGCCTTTGTATTCTGAATCCTCGCCGCCGCTGTAGTAGAAGCCGCCCCAGTCCAGGTTGGGAAAGAACATAAAGTCAGTCTGTACAAATCCACGGTTGGCATCACCACCGATAGGAGTACATAGATGCACCTCACCCTTTTTCACTACATATTCTCTAGGGTCCAAGCCTTGGCTCTGAACAAATTGAGTAAGAATTCCGGCCAGCTGTTCTTTGCTTACTTCATTGAGATCCACAGCAAGATCCAAATCCCCGGATGTGGGTTTCTTGCCGGTTGATCCTAGCCAACGGTCCTTGGGGAATTCTATACCAGTTACTTGTTCTATCCAACGGATCGTGGCAGGAACATCTGCACGATTGATACGCTGTGTGCGCGGGTCACCGTCTTTGGTTTTGAATACATTTCCGCCTTCCAGCAGTTTATTGATTTGCATGACTACGCCTTACGGTTCTGGCAAAACGGCCTGCATCTCGGGTGCGGATGGCATTCAGCAGTTTGCGTGTGAGATTTTCTGCTTGCTCCGGAGAATACGAAGAATCTATCTGTTCTAGCAAGTTGATGGCACCAGCAATGATGTTGGATGCGCGACTTTCTATTATCAAGTCGCGTTCACGCTCGACATACATT